CTAATGCGTCTGACTATTCTCAGGAATCGGGATCGCAGATTTCACTTCAATTTCACCAAAATGGGATTCGTATCGAAGTATGTTTTCCTGCAATGCCGCTACGATGCGCTTGGCATGGGACGGTGAAACCAGTACCCGCGAGTTCACAATACCGACAGGCGGCGTTGCCAGAATAAAATCGAGAATAAACTCTTCAGGCGTATGAGCCACCACGAACTGGTTGGCATAACTGCCTCGATGTTCTTCCTCAGGTACTTTAATCTGCAACTCCTGCACATGTTCGGGGTTATTATCATCAGTCATTATGAATACCTGTTCGTTTATTTTTTGCTTCCAGATAGAGCTCTTCCATAGCATCAAGATCCATCCTGGCAAGGGAGAGGCCTCTGGTATTTGCAAGATATTCCATGGTTCTAAAACGATCTGCAAACTTACGATTGGTTTGCATCAAACAAAGCTCTGCATCAAGCTCGAGTTTGCGGGCAAGATTAGCCAATGTGAAGAGAACATCACCAAATTCATCTTCAATGCGTCTGATGTCGGATTTATTGGTGACCTCATGTTCCAGCTCTTCCAGTTCCTCTCGCATTTTAACCATCACATCGGAGGCTTCTGACCAGTCAAAGCCGACACGTGCTGCGCGTTGTTGCTCTTTCTGTGCGTATTTGAGTGCAGGCAGAGGAGGGATGCCATCCATCAGGCTGGTACGTTCTGTCTGTTCTGCATCTTTCAGTCTGTTCCACTGATCCATAAGATCATCAGGCTTGGCCTTATCAAACACATGAGGATGCCTGTAGATCATTTTATCGATCAGGGCATCAATAACATCAGCCAGATTAAATTTATCGGCTTCTTCCGCGATGCGTGCATAAAACAGCACCTGGATGAGCAGATCACCCAATTCGTTTTTCAGAGGGTCCCATTCATCTTTTGCATCAGCCAGCTCAATCGCTTCGATAACCTCGTGTGCTTCTTCCAGCGTGTATTGTCTTAGCGACAGGAGCGTCTGTTCACGATCCCAGGGGCATTCCTTGCGTAAAACGTCCATGAGGGCATATAACTTCTCGTAATAATTATCCTTATCCCTGATTCGCCCTGGCATGCTCACTCCATAACTTTACATAATATTCATTATGCGACGTTCGGCACGTTCACGTGCTATCGCCCTTTTTGCTTCTGTCTGATCTATATGATCGTCATTTGCTGCTATTTGTACAACTCGTTTCATTGGTAATGATTTTCGGTTATTTCTAATGTCTGAAATATAAGAACGTTTCATTTCCCATTTGATCGCCAGTTGATTATCAGATGTTGCACCTTCTTGTTTCCTTGCAATGTCTAATAAAATGTTCGAATCAATTTCCATGTTTTCCTCCTTTTGTGACATGTCAGAAATATATGTGAACATTATTTACTTGACAATGTACTCTATAAAAAGTGAACATGCGCATGTGCACAGGAAAATGTGTACATGGCCGGAGTCTCTAGCGCGTGCTTGAACTCCCGCGCTGGGGCTTCAGTCCCTAATAAAAAAATTGGAGTTCAATTATGACAATCAAAATCCCTGTTCGTATTTACGATGAAATTGAAAGGATTCAAGGCACTAATGACCGTGGCCCTTACGATTTCCAGAAACAATCCGCTGAGGTTTGTATCTCTGGTCAGCGTTCAATGCCTTTTGATATCTTCGTTGATAAAAATAAAGGCAAGATGGCTGCTGGTAATTACATCGGCATTTTGTCTCCAAAGCTTGGCCGTTTTGCTGGTAATCTCGAATGGAATTTTACCGAATTTCACGTTGCTAAGCAGTCTTAACAATGTTTGAAGTTCAGATTGTCCAGGCTAATAGCAAGCTTCACGTTCATAGCTTCTATTCCTCATTAACTGCGGCTTTTAAACAGCAACGCATTTTAGAGGATGATCTTTCATGCTTAGACACAGGCATAAGGGTCTTGGTCTGGTCAACTGAACATCAAGATTACTTGTCTCTGCCGTTATGATTTTTTCATTTGTTAAATATCTTTTAAGGCGTGTTCTTATGACACCTTTTCTTTTTCTCGCTCACCAATTCATGAGAATGGTTGGTCTTAAATGATGTCCCAAATTATGAACCAGCACATTTATTCTCTTTCGGACTTTATAAAAATTTCCTGTTCTTCTTTTCTTTTTGTTTTTTGTGTTTTCTTCTGGCCTTCGTCTGCTGAAGCTCAGTGGATTTACATAGATCCAGCATTGAAAGCTGAGGCAATGAGCCAAGGCGTTGTAAAGAATCTATCTTTCAAGTATTTAACCACGGGCGTAGCAGAGGCCCACACTGATATAACCAGTTGGTTAACTGCCCCATCTGGTGATTTTTATTATTTTGCTGATGGTGCTGGCGGATGGGGTAATTTCACTGCAACAATTCCACCGTCTGCTCCTGCTCCAACTGGTTATTTTACCCAGGCTGACCTTGACGCTGCTGCTGGCGGCACTGCTGCAACTGCAACCAATGTTATTCAGGTTGTTATGGGCACCGCAGCAGACCAATGGATGACCCTATTCAACCCCGCAATTTTTGCGGCGTTGTTCTCGTTTGGCTTTTTCCTAATCGCTTTAAGCGGTTTGTCAGGCCAATACATCGGCGTGCTTTTGAGCATGCTGAGAAGATAAAAAAAAAAGGAGGAACACAAAACATGACCGCAATCGATGTAACCGCACTTACTGGCGCACTCGATCCGCTGATTATTGTTGCTGGTGTTGTTGCTCTGGGTACTGCGTCTTTCGCACCCCAGATCGCACGCTGGGGTATCAGCCAGATCAAACGCATGCTGGGACGCTAATTCCTTGCACTCATGGCGGGGGCTACGCGAGCCCCCACCTACTTTATTTTGGAGGTTTATCACATGGCTGAATTTCTCGTAAATCTTGTTTATGTGGTCGCATTATTCTCAGGTATCCTTTCTGGTTACGCTGCTATTTCGAATTTCAGATCATGACTCGCCGTATTATTGCAGGCTCTCTTATTAGCCTGATCTTATTTGCTAGTACTGCACATGCTTTCTTACCGCTTGCCTTTACTGCTGGTCGAGTACTTATATCAGGTGCTACGACGGCTGTTTCAGCTTTAAAGGGTGCAACTGGCATACTGACATTTTCGCTCAACTCAGGCAGAAAGCTTGCACTTAAAACAACTGGCAATAATCCTGCACAATTTGTTGCAATTTCTGCACTACTGGCCTTAACCGGAGATGTTGCTAGTTCTGATACTCGAATTTGCTCAACCTCTGGGGCCCCTACTAATTGTCAAACTTATATGGCAACCCATCCAAGTGTTTGGACTCAAGTAGGTAATGGTTGGTGTGCTCAATCAACCTATGGCTGCATCAGTGTATTAAGCGGTTCTGCATCTAAGACTGCTGAGGAGGTCTTAGCAGATCGGACTTCTTCTAGCGCAGCCGAATCACAAAACACCTTGAATAGCCTTGCAGCCCTTGCTTCTTCTGACCCATCTTCTTTTGATGAGATTACAAAATTTCACGGCAAGGCCACTCCTCCAGCGGATGGTTCTGGCACAATAACTACTGCTGACGGTACGGTTTATGGCATTACGGCAACTGGAGATGTCTCAGTTGATGGAGTTCCTATTTCTTCTGGCCCCAATTCTTTGGGTGAATATGACCAAGAGGTCACTACAACAAATCCGGACGGAACGACTACTGTTTACACGATAGATGAAAATGGCAACATCCTTAAGGACGGTGTTATCATGCATAATCAACCTGTAATCAATTCCTCTAAAGATGTACCTAATGGTGGAACATCAACGACAACAACAACTGGAACCAATACCACAACAACGAGCAATCCCGACGGATCGATTACAACTAACACGACAACAACCAACAATACTAGCTCAACTACAACAGATCCTTTAGTCGCTGCGCAGCTAGATCAGCTTATAAAGGCTAACCAGTTGTCAGAACAGCATGCTGCTCAGGATGCTGCTGACAGATTAGAACTTGCCAATAAAACCCTACTTTATGCAAACCAAGCTGCTGCAAATCAGTTCATGGGTGTTTCTGGTTTTATGGCCAGTGTTCAAGCTTCACCTGTTTATACTTCACTTACCAACGGCTTAACTATGCCAAGTGTAGCGGGTTACCCTGCTTGGACTATTGCCGTCGATGTCCCCATTCTGACTGACACTTTTTCAATAAATTATACTTTAGACACCTTCGACTTTGCTTTCGTCTTTACTGCTATGAAAGCAATCATGCTGTTAAGTTCTGCATGGTTTTCTTGGCGTCTGATTTTCGGTTGATATATGTGGGATTGGCTTGATTCGATTAAATTATGGTTTGAAGAACTACCGGCACGTTCTCTCGACATTGTTCTACGTCCAGCTTCGGAATTTATTGGCACTATGTCACCGATTGACAACACTCCCGCTTCTTTTTTTGCTGGGTTCGCAACTGACCTTCTGCAGCTTGCCACTTTAATCGGTGTCCCTGAAGGCTTAGCTATTATTGCTTTGGCTTACCCTATCCGTTTTTTACTTCAGCTGATTCCCTTTGTGAGACTTGGCTCATGATGTCTAATCATGCAGGCGTTCCCGGGTCTGGAAAGTCTCACAACATGGTAAAGTATGAATTAATCCCAGCCCTTAAAAAGGGCCGCACCGTGTTCACAAACATTAACGGTTTAGATCGCCCCGATTGTCTCCGTGCATTGTCTAAGATGACCAAGCGCACTCAGGCAGAACTTAAGCAACTGATTACATTTTTTCCGATTGAAGGCCGTGTTTATATCGGCCCAGAAAAAATTACTCAACATACCTCATCTGGTTCTTTCGAAGTTAATGGCACTTTTTGGACTATCAAGGATAATCTTCATCAGTTGGTACGTAAGGGTAACGAAGAAACTGGAGAGATGGGTGATCTCATTATCATAGACGAGGCTGCTGATCCTGATGCTTTTGATAAAGACAATGGGCCGATATCTGCTGAAATGTGGGTTTTCTTCAAAAAACATCGTCATTATTTGGTTGACATTGTTTTGATGGCTCACAGCCCTCAAGACATTCATCGCAAGATTATCAAACTTTGTGAAGCTCACACCTTTTACGACAAGCTCACCGGAATTGATAAGAATCGTTATAAATATGAACAATGGCTTGGCGGTTACTCTCGCGCAACTCGTGGCCGTAAGGTCAAAGAGGGGCAAGAAAAATACGATCCTGAAATCTTTAAATGCTACAAATCCACTATGGTCGGTGAAGGTGGAAACGATGGCGTTATGGATGATCGGTTCTCGTTTTGGAAGTCTGGAGCTGTTAAGGCGATCTTTGGTTCTTTTCTTTTTATTCCTCTCCTTTTTTGGTTTATGTATTCCACGTTTTTAGGTGACGAATCGATTTTGCTTCAAGGATCAACCCAGGAAGAATCACTTCCGGAAAAACCTATAGTTTCCAACGTTCCTGAAATTGAAATAAAAGGACCTGTCAAAAACTTACAGATTCCAACCCCTCCACCGATGGCCGTCGATTTCGATAATCAAGTTCATATCGCCAGTGTTGAGCATGATCCAATCTATAAAAAGGTCATGCATCTTTTGACGGAAATGGAACCACGTTATGACGGTTATTTTCTTGGCCGTATTGGACTTCGTGGATTTGTCAGCTTTTGGGAAAAAAACCATCTTAAAGAA